TCTTGTTGATGTTTTTACTCTTTTAAATTTAGGTTCAGTTTCCTCTTTTAATTTTTCTAACACCCTTTCTAATATTGGTAGGTTTTTTGAAGCGGCATCAATATAAGGTGGTATTGTCGGTCTAAAACCACTAAACTTGTGCTTATCTTTTTCTTCAACCTTTATTTTTGATTCTCTTGTTACTTCTTCAATTATATCCGTTATAATTTCTATCTGTTGAGGTTTAGTTTTGTATGTTGTTAAAGCCTCTTGAATTGCACCATATATGGGGAAATTTTTACTTCTTGATAATATTTCTAATAAATCCTTTTCTATTTGTGGTCGTGCTTCCCACTCTTTATCCTTTTTCTGACGGGCCGCTTCGGTTAATTTACCTTGTTCCTCTTCATATTTTGCTCGCCGTTCTTCTCTTTCTTTTTTCTGTTGGGGTCTTGTATCTTCGGGTTTTACATCGCTTTGATAATCATTAAATAATACAGTATCACTTATATTTGATTCGCCCAACTCTTGTCTAATCGCTTCAATAATTCTATTTTTTAAATCTTTTTGTGAAGGTACTTTCCATTTATTTTCTCTACCTTCCCCCCATTTATTTAAGAGTTCTCTTTGTATTTTTTCCTTCTCTTTAACTTCTAATTTTCTTTTCTTTGATTTTTCTGCATCGGTTAATGCTTTAATATACCTTTCACTAATTTTACCAGATAACCATTCGTGGTCGCTATCAGTTTTATCATACATAATATATTTTTTTCCAGCATAAGGAACTTTAGAATCCTTTGGGAATAGTTTATTTGCTACCTCTTCATTAACATCATTTTGTGATGCAGGGAATTTATTTTCATCAAAGGTAATATCTAATTTATCCACATCGTTATTAAAAATTCTTTGAGTTAGTGCTTTTATACCACCAACAGTTGAAAGATTCCTTTTATTTAATTTTGAAATTAATTGTTCTTTAGTGGCAACCGGAGTTATCTCTAACTTTTCATTAAAACCGTATAAATCACTACTCCTTTTCTTATCTTGTATCATAGAAACGAGTATAATTTTTTTCCATTGTTTTTCACTTAAATTACTTACCTCTTTCTTTCCCTCTTTACCTTGTATAACTTTTACATTATCATCTGTTTGGAATTTACCACTTGTTATTCTATAACCTGCATCATAAGGGTTTTTAGCCACTTTTAAATTTAGCGGTGGTTTATTCTTATCTATTTTGTTTTGTATTCTTATGTAGGCTTTCCTATCTAAATATTTACCTTTTATTAGAGTGTCACCCATTAATTTTAACTCGTCCAACACCTTCTCTAGTAAAATATACCTATACTCCTTTAGTAAATCAGCCGAAGTAGGCGATTTAAGTAAGGTGAGAGAGAACACTTAATATCACACCTGTTTATATTTATTAGACCTCTTAGGCCCACCTGTAATAACACCGGGAACATTTTTCTCATTCATGTTCTTATTGTCCGGCATTTCAGGAACAGGGGGGCACATATTCTTTGTTACCCTTTCCTGTGGTGGTTCTTTATTCAATTTATTTTGCATTTCTTGTAGTTGCTGTTTAGCAACTTCTAACTTTCTATTTATTTTTTCTTTACTCATTTTTTTCACTTTCCTCTACCATATTAAATTCTCCTTTCTGTTCTTCTATCCACATTATTATTTGCCGCTTCTTTTGGTAATCCTGTATTTCTTTTAGGTGGGCCAACACTCATACTTGGTTTATTTCTAGTTTTTGGTGGTTCAGAACCCTGTTGTTTATTTCCCATCATCATTTGTTCTTGCATTTGTCCTAACTGTGAAGCGTCTATATCTGTTCCAGCATAAGGGTCTGTTTCTAATTTATCGCCCTGCGGTTTCTCACCTTCACCTTCTTTAGACTCCGGTTGTTCTTTTTTATAAATAAAGTTACCGTCATCATCCATGTCTACTTCAAACCCTAAATTCTTTATTTGGGTAGCAAGGTTAATTTCAATTTCACGCCTTCTTAAATCAGCAACTACATCTTCTTCTTCTGACCTTAGAAGTTTTAATTCCCAATCAGTTATACCAAATTGTCTTACTAACTTAGGAAATAAATAATGATTATAAACATTTTGACCTAATTCAACAGAACGGTTAGTAACAAGTATTTGCATCCCCTCATTATTTAATCCACCGCTAGTTGAAGTATCACCTTGAAAGATTTTACTAACACCGTAGAAAGCACCAATTCTATCTCTTAAATCATCTTTAATTGAAGTATATTCCATCTCTTTTAATGTGTGCATAAATGGCACCCATTCAACAGAACCACGATTATTACCTTCTGTTTCAATACCCATTATAGGAATGTAGTGGGGGTCTTTTTCTAACTTCTCTTTAACACCCTTCCAATACTTAACTAATGATTCCATATTATTAGTTTGTACTGCCAAAATACCTCTTGGTGTTCTCGCTTTAGTATATGATGTATTAACATATGTTTCCATAGCGAGTAGTGTAGTGATATGTGACCAAAGAGTAATTATAGGTGGTATTCCATAAATCCTTGAAGGGCTATACTTACTAATATGTACTACTTCCCCTTCAATGTAATACTGTTCTTCACCATGTACTCTATTAATATATACAACAGGGTGAAGGGGCGCATTACATTCAGGACAACGACCATTAATATCATCTTCATAAATTTCTCTATGGGTTACACAAGTATAGTGAGCCTTCCCTCTATCCCCATATTCATCAACATCAATATACATATTAACGGGGTCGCCTCTATACAGTTCAACCACTTTACTCATTTTAGGTACACAATGGTTATCAACATAATACTCTTTAACTAATATTAAGTAAGCATCATCAGCAATATTTAAATCTGCTTCTAGTTCTTTCATAACATCAATAAAAAGTTGGTCTGCTGAATTAACATAGTTACCTACAAAGTTTTCCGCATATTCTTTTTGCGCTCTATTTGGTTCTAATAAATTAGTTGAACTGCAATCTCGACATTCATCTATATATTTCTTAGAAGTTGCACCACAATCTGCACATTTTAAAGCAAAGGCTTTTTCCCACACATAGCCTCTTCTAAATATTTCTGTTTTTAGTTGTGTTATACAAGTTCTAACAATTGTTGATTGGTTTGCTACATAGTATAGGTATGGGCCGACAGCATTTTGAGGATGCCGCCTCTCCTGTATTCCTAAATTGTAGACATCTTTATCTAACGGTATTGGTGTCTTTCTTTTTACAAAGCCTTTCAAATAATCTTTTAATCCCATTATTCCACCCCACTTTCTAATTTATCCATTAGGCCCATTTTACAATTATCATGGTATTTTGCCACTACTTCGGGGTCAATGTTATACTTTTCAAATTCTCGCCCACCTTGTCCTTTAGAGTCTTTCCAATTTTCATACTTCACTAATTTAAAAATCTCTTGTAGGCGGGGCTTAGACCATTCTTGTTTCTTATATCCCTTTTTAATTCTAATTGCTTCCATAAGTAATTCCGCCTGTTTTTGTTTCATCCTTAAGTGAGGCATACACTTTTCTAATAATATTGATATGTCACCTTGACTGTAAAAATTTAACCGGTGTTGTGACCGACTATTCTCTCCTACTTTTTGGTCTAAATGTAGTCGACCAATTTTCATTTCTTTGGCTAATTCTTCAAAGAACGCTTTACCCCTATTACCTGTTGCTACCATTCCCACTCTTGGTGATGTTTTAGAATCCATAGTAATATATCCATCTGAATCAATAAATCCAGCGATATAAGAATATAAATCCTTTTTAATATCATCTGATAAAAGACAGTATTCCCCCTTCACATTGGTAGCATTAACTCTTTTTAACATTTTAGCAATAGAATGGGGGCTAGTAACTTTGTGGTATTTCTTAGGTAATCTGTTATGTATTTGATTTGCTGTAATTCCGGGGCTTTTGCATACAATATCTACCACACAATCTTGCACATATTGACTTTTAGATTTACGGATTGATTGGTGAGAAATATTTTTAATAATCTTTTTAAATTCACTCTTACCATTTTTTATTTCTTTTGTTAAATTGTGGTAATCATCACCGAAATCTAACCCTTTGCGCTCTAAATCGTTTTCCCATACCTTACAAAGAGAATCAATTATTTCTACTCTTGTATTTTTATCTTTGATATAGTAAAGTTTTTTCAATGTGTCGGGTTTTATAGACATAGATTTTAAGGCTGACTCATATGGTGTTACCCAATAAATAGAATCTATACATTTCTGTATGTGTTCTTGGTAGGCATTAATTAAATGACCTATGGCCTTAGTTATTTTAATTCTATTCTCTCCTTTTAATTCACGGCGCATTAATCTCATTTCTTTTACTAAGTCGGGTAGGTTTTTACCACTAACCATAGGCTCATCGGGATAAGAAGGGATATGACCCTGTGCATCTGTAAAATTAATTTTCAATATTGATGATATTTCCTTAATTATCTTATTTTCACTATCATACTGTTTATTTAACCATGACCTTAAAAGTTGTTCAGCCTTTTCATCACCTGTCGGTGAATCCCCTACTAATAACTGTATATCTGATTCAAATTGTGACTCTTCACCCTTACCTACAATTTCTTTAATTTTATTTTCTGCTTCATCTGATTCGGGTTCTAATTGGTCTTGTGCAGTATCCACATCTTGCATTATATCTAATTGCTCTTGTAATTCTTTAGGGTCTATCTCATCATCTTCTTTATAAATTAATACCATAGATACCACCTCCTATTTGCGGGATGTTTGAACTGTTCCCGAATAACCCTTCATCCTCTATGTCTATGAAGGTATCGTTAAAAGACTTTGTGGCGTAATTGGCTAATGCTAAAGCAATAACTATATCATCATGTGCGCCAACACCTTCAATTTTACCATTGATATTAATTCCAAAAGCAGATAACTCTTGAATGATGGCATTAGATACATTTTTAGACTCTTCACCTTTCATGGGAAAAACTATTTTGTGGTTCTCTATATTCATTTGAAGGTTAAGTATTATTTCTTCCTTTTTCCTACGACTCATAGTAAATTCTTTTACAGGGAAATCACTTATATTTTTTAATTCCATAGAGAATGCCTTAGCGAATGTGTTTGTTTCTATCATAACAATTTCAGGCTGAAATCTCCTACATAACTCCATGATATGTTGTATGTGTTCTCTAAAATCTAGCCCTTTGGCTCTAAACATATATGCAATTTGTTTATTCATCTCTTCATCAACCTCCAAAACCAGCATTACTGTATAATCTCCATCGGCTGAAATAGCGGGGTCATACCCTATGTAATACCTATGGTTTTCCCGTCTTGATGGTCTTAAACAGGCTGATTTGTCCTTACACGCCTCTATATGTTCTTGTGGGAACAACATTGTATTTGTTGATATGGGAACACATAGGTATTCTCTAGTGAACTTAGTTGAACCTATTTCCTTTTTCCTTTGTTCTAAATCTTCTAGCGACCAACGGTTAGGCCATAGTGCTAAACCTGCTTGATTTACTGCCGGATAACGGAATAATTGATAGGCGTCATTTTCTTCTAATTGTGCGAATATGTCTGTATATGTAAATGGGGTTCCTATCATGCGTAGGGAAGCGGTATGATGAAGAGTTGGAATTAGGTCGCCCCAAAACCAATCACTAACCCTTTGTATAGAAGTCATAGAAAATTCTTTCAAGGGGTCATCAATAATAATTTCTTGGGGGTGCAAACCTCTAATTTGTGAACTAACAGAACGCTCTTTTATATTATTACCGTTAGTTAAAACCATATCACCAACTGCCCAACCCTGTGAAGGTTTGAATCTTTTTAAACAAGATATGGTGGTAAAATATCTATCAATATCTTTCATATGAACCATAGTCTGTTTATGGTTAGAAGAGATGTAGAGCATTTGGTATGGTGGTGGTTGAAAGCATAGTTGATAAACACACCATGCGTGAAAGAATACTGATTTTCCGTGGTCACGACTACAAATGATTACTGTTCTATCTGTATTATTTACATGTTCTAACCATTCTTCATGGAAGTCTGCCATTTCATATCCTAAAACTTTAGTAAAGAAATAGGGAAAATTGCCTTCTGACATTTTTAAATCCATTTCATCTACTAAATCTTTCATTTTATTCACTTACCACTAAACGCAATCAATATATCTTTAACATCTTTAACTCTAATAAATTGTTGGACTGAACCATTTGCAGGATTTTCTTACTTTTCTACTCATTTCATTTCACCTTCTGTTGTTTTTATAAAATTAAGAATAGACTTAGGGGATTGTCCTTCATCCAACATATTTTTAATATATTTTATAAAATGTTTATAATCTATAATTTTACTATCTCTTTTTGCTAATTCATTTTCATACCATGCTGCTGAAACATCATCTTTAAGTATATCTTCCCAATTCATTTTATTCCTTACCCTTATGTCTTTCTATTGCTTCTTCTATATCTTCTTCAAAGTTTAAGGCAACTTCATCCCAATCAACATCTACTAATCCATCACCTGCTTCATCATCAATATTAACGGGGCTAGTCAATTCTTC